CGTCGCCGGCGATGCTGGCGGTGGCGCCCAGGATGGAGGTGGCGCTCCGATAGTTCGCCAGCCGTCCCACCGTTTTCGATTGCCGCGACATGGCCCGGATGCTGGCCCGGGTGTTCATGTCGTCGATCTGCGATTCCTCGCCGGCGCGCTTCGCGTCGGTGATCGAGATATTGGCCACCGAGCCGCTCATTGCGGTGCCGCCGGCCGCGGCCCGGGCAGACTGCTCGCCGAGGATCGCCGAGATGCGGCGCTTGCGCTGCACCTCGCGGTCGCGCATGGCGGTCGCCTCCTGGCGCTTCGCCACGTCGAGCTCCACCTGCTGCGCGCCCGCCGCCTGGCGCTGGGAATGCACGGCCACCCCGGTGCTGACCGCGATGGCACCGTAATAGATCCATTGCGCGGCTGTGACATAGCCCATGTTTTACGTCTCCCCGACTTCAAGCACCCCTGCCACCGCCAGAATGTGGAACGGCAGCGGCTGCGCTTGCGTGAGCGTAATGGTGGCATCGCCTTCGGTCCAGCCGAGATCTCCCACCTTGCGCAGCCCGGTATAGGGCGCATCCGGCGTCGCCAGGCTGGTCTGCCCCGGCACCTTGTCGGGGATCAGGCGGCCGTTGGCCACCAGGCCGAGCGTATCCTTGACGTAGGTCCGGATCTCCTGGATCCGCTTTTTTGCCCCGAGCAGCGGGCCGCGGCCAATGTCCACCACCAGCGGCATCGTCTCGAGCACCGGCGGCACGAAAAACCCGGCCTCCACCGAGCTCGCCGGCGCGGTGGCGAACGTGAGCTCGCCGGCGGCGCTCACCACCTGGTCGGCCGACGGGGCGCCGTCGACCAGCACCTGCACCGTCTCGCCCGCCAGGTGTGCGAAGCCGCCGACCGTGGTGCCGAGCCCGGTGGTGACCTTTTTCGAGCAGTCGAGGCGCGTCTCGAACGTGGCCTTTTCGAAGTAATAGCGGGTCACCCCGTCGATCGAGCGCTGCACCAGGAAAAAGATCTCGCGGCCGGTCACCACCACCTGGCGCAGCAGGTCGCCCTCGCGCGTCCGCATTTCCGACCAGGCGGCAATGTCCTGCGCCCGGAGCGTATTCAGGATCGCGGCCGTGCCGTCCTCGTTGACCGCCAGCACGTAGCTGTCCTCGTCGTCCTCGGTCGAGGTGAGCGCATCCAGCGAGCGCATCAGCTTCACCAGGTGCGACGCCAGCACCGTCAGCGAGGTGGCGTTATAGGCCTCCTCCGCCCACAGGAACAGGTACTCGCGGAGCGTCTTGCGCTCGGCCGTGCAGAAAATGGTGGCGCCGTCGACCTCCACCGGCTTGATCCCGACCGCGGTGCCGAACCGGGACTGCCGCGGGATCGCCGGCGATGGCGTCATGGGCCGATCGGGCGAGTAGAACTCCCCGCCCGAGGTGAACATCTGGAAGTGGCGGCCCGGGTACAGCGCCCGGATCTCGTTGATCTGGTCGGTGTCGACGGTGACGAACACGCCCTGGTCGTCGAGCCCGGTGCCCAGCTTGAAATCGAAAAAGCCGCCGATCACCGAGCCCAGGATCGCCTGCGGCAGCAGCTTGGTGCCGCCGAACCATAGCCGATTCTCGTAGAACATCACGGTGCGCGGCCAGCCGCGGGTGGCGCTGATCACGTCCTCGCGCCGTGGCACCCCGGTGGTGATCGGGTTGAAGCTGATCGTCGGATCCGTCTCGTCGGTGTTGCGCCCGGTCATGGGCTCGTAGGCGTCGGCCGACTCCCCGGAAAAGGTGATCCGGTAGGTGGTGCCGCCGGTGTGCGTCACGGTAATGCTCGACTCGTCGAACCCGGTGGGCGGCAGCTGCAGGAGCTCCTCGGCAATGCGCCGGCGGTTGGCGGCCGTCGAGGTGGTCGAGTAGTGGATCTCGGCCGTCTCGAAGTCGTTCAGCTGCAGCTTGTAGCGATCGCCATCATTGAAGCTGTTGAACGTGAGATCCACCACGTGGCTGGTCGGCGCCGGCGAATCGGCGTCGTTGTAGTCGTATTTCGGGACGTTCGCCAGCGGCAGGGCGGCAATGGTCCAGAGGTTGTGATCGGTGCCGCGCAGGATCCGCTGCGGCTCGACGTCGGGGTGGGTGAGGATCAGGCTGTCGGCGCGCTGGGTGAAATCCAGCTCCATGGCCTGCGCGAAGGTGAACGGCGTCACCAGCCAGGCATTGCCCGAGCCGTTGATGTTGGTGATCAGCGCGTCGTTGCGGAAAAAGCGCACCAGGCCGGCGCCGAACACCAGCGTGTACACCTGCTCGGTGTTGAACGCGAACTCGACCTCGCGGCCGTCCTCGAACACCTCGCCCAGGAAGCGCAGGCACCAGCGGGCCCGCGCCCCGCCTTCCTTCGGGAAAATGACGTTGATGCCGGTCCTGGCGCCCTGATAGTAGTGCTGGATATCGGTGCGGGCGGCAAAGCCGGGATTCATCACGCCCGAAGTGAACGAGGTTTGCAGGCGCTGGGTCTTGGCCATCAGTACCTCACATCGATAAAGGCACTCGGCAGGATCGTCTGGTTGGGCTGCTGCTGCGCGTCCTGGAACAGCGCATCCGAGCGGGCATCGTCGTGCTCGTCGTTCATGTCACGGTTGGCGTCGTCGCCGGTGATCCCCTTGCAGGTTTTCTTGACCAGGCGCGCCGCCACGTAGCGCACGAACCAGGGCGGCCACACCGCCTCCTCGATCTTGCGTATGTAGTCGAGATCCACCCGCGAGGTGTCGTTCGTCAGGATCCGCTGGCCGTTGATCTCGTAATTGCTGGGCGGCCATACGAACAGGGTTTTCAGGTGATCGGGCGGCAGCTGCCAGGCGGCGGCCCAGCGATTCGGCGGCACCGCGGAGAGCTTGTTCAGGCTGACCTTGGTGGTCGCGAATCGCCAGTTGCTGGAGGTGAGGGCCGACTCCGCCACCACGGTGTAATTCTCGCGCATGATCTGCGCGGAGGTGGACTCGTCCGTCTGGAGATCCTGCAGCGGATCCTCGCCCATGGCCGTCAGCGCCATGTTGACGATCTCCAGATCGGTGTAGATGTGGCGCGTCACCGGCATGGTGGCGGCCTTACCCGCTGGCGTGGAGCAGCGCGTCCAGGTCGGTGGTGCCGCTGGCCGAGCTCACCAGCGGCCGCACGTAGCGCGGGGTGGCCATGGCGACTTGCCCACCGCCGGCCGCGGTGAACGCCAGCGCGTTGCCGCCCGGATCCAGGAGGCCGAACCAGGTGGTGCCGTCGAGCGAGCCCTGGAAGGTGCAGGTGGCACCGCCGAAGGTGCCGGAGACGGACACCGTTTTGAACGGCAGCCCGGGAGTGTCGACACCGGCGCCGTCGAGATCGGTGTCGTCGAGCGCCTCCCACATATGGGTGCGGGCGCCGCCCTCGTCGTGGATCTTCTGCGATACCCTGGTCGCCATGCTGCTCCCTCAAAAAGGCGGCCCACCCGCCGGCCTGGTGGCGGTTTCGGCGGGCAGGCGCCCCGGATCCCCGAGCGAGGGGGAACTGGTTACGACGTCGTTACGACTACCGCCGTCTCCGCGGACACGTGCACCACCCCGGCGTCGCTGATCGTGATCACACAGAAAAACTGAGCGTCGACCACCGCCTCGTTGGCGGCGCCCTGGTTCGACACCTGCACGTGATAGATCAGGTCGCCGATCCGGAGCTTGTCGGCCACGTCGTCGAACCAGCCCGAGGCGTCGATCGCGCCATGCGCGTCCTCGGACTTGTAGGTGTGGATCCGCGGCGCATTCGAGTTGCCCTGGTTGGCGGCGGCGGCGCAAAAACTGGCTACATTCACGGTCATGGGTTTCTCCCGTAGGTGATCGGTCGGTCGGGCTTTCCAGCTGCCAGGCTTTCAGCTACCGCTTAGTTCTCGTCGCACTGGACCTTTACAAGGCCGTTCGAGTTGCGCACCACCGCGCCCGCCTTGAGCAGGCCATTGGCCAGCCAGGACGTTTTCACCGGGACATAGTTCACCTCGGTGCGCGGGTCGATGCCGGAGGCGTACCCGGTCGACGTCGTGTGGTAGGCGTAGCAGTCGCGGATCCCCGCGGCCACCGTGAGCCCGCCCTCCTCGGCGTCGCGATCCTCGATCAGCTTGAAGCTGAAACCGACAAAGGCATTGATGTCGCCATTCACCAGCGCCTTCACGGTGTTGAAATCGGAGCTGGTCGCCTCGGTGTTGCCGAGCAGCGCCTCGAGCTGCAGGGCGCCGATCGCGATATTGCGGCCGGCCATCGGGACGCCCTTGGCGTTCAGGTAGCGGGACGCGCGCCGCAGCTTCGCCGGGTTCAGGTCGGTGTCGGCGCCGCCGATCGCCGTGGTGACGGTGCCGGCGTAGGTGCTGGAGGCATCGAAGGCGTCGATGATCAGCTGGTCCTCGCGTCGCGACAGGGCGCCGGCGATGGTCTGCGCGAGCTCGGTGCGCTCCTGGAAGTTGACTTCCGCGGCGTCGAAAATGTCGGTGTATTCCGGCGCCACCCAGTTCTCGAGGGTCGCCGTCTGCAGGCTGTGCGATACGTCCATCGGGGTGACGTCCGTCTGCGGCATGCCGCGGGACGTCGCGATCCCCTTGCCCATCGCGCGGAATTTGTAGGTGTCGCCGACCACCCCGGTGCGCACCGTCACCGTGGTGCGGAGCGAGCCCATGCCCTGGTACTCGTGCAGGACTTCGGAGTCGAACTGCGTGGATGCGGCAGCGGAAAGATGCTTAGACATGGAAGGCCCTCCCGTCGGGCGGTATCGAAAACTGGCGAGCGTTTCCGATTGACGGGTGTCCGGTGGCGGGCGCCATCGCGGGCCGTAATCTCGGCGTGTCGTGCCGTCCCCGGGCTCGGTCTTTGCGGGCTCGGTGTTCTGAGGTGTCCGAGTGCCTGAGCTGGCGCGAGCTTACACACCCGCGCCAGCTGGGTGCAAGTGCCTGATTAGCCGACTTCCTGGCGATCCTCGCCCGGATACAGTTCTTTCCACATGCCGTCGACCTTCGCCCGGTGCGCCTTGTCGTGATCGTACATGCGCTTACCGGCCAGCTGGTGGCCCTCCGGAAAGAGTTTATACTGCTCCGCCTCAATGTCGGCCTTGCTGAATCCCGGGCCGCCCTTGCCCTGGCCGGTGAACAGCTGCGCATCCCCCGACGCTTTGCCGACCAGCTGCTCGAGCGCCAGGTATGCCGCGACGTCGTTGCCCACCGCTTTGTCGAGGGTCACAAAGGCCTCGTCGCCCAGGCTCCCCCGGATATACGTCTCCACCGCATTGAGGCGCGCCGGCACGTTCGCTCCGAGCTCGGCCAGGGCGTCGGCCACGGATTCGTTATGCGCCGTCTCCTGGGCTTTGAGCACCTCGCCCACCTCGGCCGCCACGTCCTGGAACGCCTTATCCGACAG